ATTTCTTGATGGAACCGGTGCTTTTTCCACGCCTGCCGGTGGGAGCGGAACCGACATCACATATCCCGGATCATCAACCGTGTTTCTAAACGGCAACGGCGGTTTTACGGTCCCATCTGCATCCGGAAGTGTATTTCGCCCCTGCATCACGATAGGCCCAACCGGCAGCGGCGCAAACTACGAATGCGATGGTGTAGCCGATCATATCCAGTTTCAGGCGGCAATAAATGCGGTGGCGTCCGGTGGTGAAATCCAAGTACTACATGGAACGTATTCAATAACTTCAACTGTTGTGAAACAGGATAAAAATATTGTAATAAAAGGGATAGGAACACCTACTATAAATTTGAGCACGTCCGGGGATTATGGATTTTCGTTTTATGGGACAGCGGCGGCAGCTGCAAATACATTAGCTTCAACTGCCGTGGAGGGGAATAATTACATCGTTGTATCAAGTGCTACCGGTTTTGCAGCCGGACAGAACATAATTATCTATGATAACACATCTTGGGAGGATTATGGGGATGAGTATAATGGACTACTCACGGGGGAAATGCATGAAATATTTTCAATATCGGGCACAACAATTTATTTGCACGACGTTCTCCAGAGAAGTTATACCACGGGGAATTCTTCTGCGGCAAAGTCGTTCAGTTCAGTTTCCGTGAAATTTGATGGAATCAATTTTGTAGGGCCGTCGTCAAAGGGTACTCAAATTGCTATCGCGATCAAATATGGGAATGGCGTCAACGTACAAAACTGCAAGTTCAAGGACTGTGGTGGCGGCGGGGTCTACATGTACACTTGCTATGATGCTAACATAACGAATAACAGTATTCTGGACTGTAATAAAGATGGGCTGGGGTACGGGGTTGGGTGTTCAACGGCATGTGCAAAAATCAGGATCTCGAATAATCAGATAAGTGGCTGTAGACACTGTGTCTCAGTTACGTCGGACCTGAAACAGCCCGGATGTGATAGAGACATTATAATCACACATAATATATTTCACAGCGAGCAAACCGGGGCAGTGGACGCGCATCCAGTGCTAATGAATTGGGTTGTATCCAATAATATATTTTATGCGGAAGTTGACGGGGAAACCGTAATAAATTCAATAACGGACGGCAGCCAGAGGGCAATAATCACAGATAATGAATGTTATAACGGTAATTTCATCAGACCACGGGACACCATGAATTATTACCGTAATAAAACAATATCGGGGAATATAGTTTATGGTGGATATTTGTACTATGACGTTCAGGCGGTCAATTATAACAATCTACTAATTAGTGATAATACCTGTATAGGGGCCCCTCTCAATGCAATATATGTATATTCACCGACATCCGGGACGATAAAAAAGAACGCGACATCAATAAAAATAATAAATAACACAATTGAAGATGCAACAGGAATAGCCATCAGGGTCCCGTGGGAAGCTGCACTCGCAGCGACATCAATTGATATATCGGGTAATACAATAAGCGGCTGCACAGAAGAAGCTATTTATCTGTATGTAAAATCTGAATATGACAATGATGTGATCATATCAAGAAATATCATAAGAGGTGCAAATTCAAGCGATGCCACCCTTGCTGCAATAAAGGTATATGGTGTGATAGGCGGTATCGTCTCTGGAAACCGTGTGAATGATCCCAATGGTCACAATGGTGCAGGTATTGTTCTCTCTACAGGCTGCACTGATAATGTGGTTGTCGAAAATGTTGTGAAGGGCATGACGGGGACCAAAATATCACTCGCTGGTACGGGCAATATCAGTGAGCATAATCAAGAACTGGCTTAAAACTGATGAGAGAGTTATTCTCTCTCTATTTTGTCAGGATAAAACGGTGATGGTATGGCAACACTAAAACTAACAAGCGGAATAATTAAGCAGTCATCCTTCGACAAAACAGGAGACGGTTACAAGTATAACGCAATCCACTTTTCAAAAGGGGCTTACACTGCTGCAAAACCGTATCAGTTGAATTCAGGAACGACAATAACAGCAGATCCCGGAGCAATAATAACACTCGTAGCCGGGGCATCAGAAAAGTTGTTTCCTGCAATGACTCCCGTTTTCGGACAGGTTGAAAAAACCATTGAAGACATCACAATTGAGAATATCACTTTCGATGGAAACAGGAGCAAGCAAACCGTTTCACACGGGAAAGGATACCATAATTTTGTAGGACTCACAAACTGTTCAGGAATAGATATTCATAATGTGACTATCCAGGAAACTCAGGGAGATGGAGCCCGGATAACAGATTCATCTGATATTTCTTTCTCAGGTAATACCGTTAACAAATGCGGGCATGACGGACTATATGTTGACAGATGCTCAAGTGTAGAGGCATGGAATAATACAATATATTGCCGTGGAAACAGTGCCCTAAGAAGTAAAGGTTCTTCGAATGTTTCATTCCATGACAATTTCATTTTCGGCACTTCTGAAGCTTATTCACCAGGTATTCAAGTGGAAAATTCAAGAGCTGATGAAACAAGTTCTGATATCCAAATTGTAAATAATTCAATAAGTGACACTCTAGGACCTGGAATGTGGGCGGCAGGTCACACAGCAACCGATACTAATTCGGCTGCTGGATTGTTAGTTAGTGGGAACCTAATTAAAAACTGTGGAAATATGCCAGCAGGAAACGGAATATCAGGGCTTGGCGGGATAATTTGTGACGGCTGGAATAATGTAACAATTGAAAATAATACAATAGATTCCTGTCTAGGGTATGGCTTATTTTTCGGGAGATATTTGACTGATTCGGCAGGCTCAGGTTATACCGCAACTGTGAAAAATAATACAATAACTAATACAAAAAAGTGCAATTTCGGATCAGGCGGCATTGCTCTGGAAAATGCAGGAAAGTATATTCTCGATGTTTCAGAGAATACGGTATCAGGAAATGTTGATAACGGGCTGATAGTGCCTCCGGTTATTAGTGATCCAGAAGAAGAGCCAGAGTGCATCTATGTAATTATAGAATGTGAAAACGAAGAAGATGCAAAAGCGATAGCAGGAAAGAGTAAAAAAGCATTTGTATTAAAGATGGTTTGATGCCCTCTTTTGCATTTCGACAGGATTCCTGTTTTTGTTTTGGTGACATATAATAAAAAGAAAATATGTTTATGCATACCCCGTTTTTCCCTTTCATGTGTCCAGGTTGTTTCCAGTGAGCACATGCACCACACAACCCCATTCATAGTCATCTCATCTTAGCCTGCTTGTCATTCCATCCACACACAAACCCGATATCGTGAGCATTTGCAATAAGAGTTTTTAACTGTTCCAAATCAATTTTCAAATCGGCTGTGTCAAAGTTGAATTCTTTAATATCTTGAAGTCTATCTTTTGATTTTCTGGACATTCTGCTATCTGATGATTCAATATTGCATAGTTGCCTAAAAAACTTCTCATCCATATATTAGCCTCCTTCAAATAATTAAAAAACGAAAATTAGTATCCAAGGATACTGTTAATTCTCCTCTCAAACTGCTCAACATAAAAAGTATGCTCTCTTACAAGCGTTTCAATCGTAATATACTTACAGTCTTCCCATACTGATCCAATTCGGATGGTATCCCAGTATTCCCCAGTCTGGTATTCCTGCCAGACTCCATTATCAAGAGTTCCGAGGGTTACGTCATCGGTGTTTTCATAGTCGTGGATTTTTGATTTTATGAACTCCCCAAGAGTTAGAGGGATTGGGTTTTGTATTCTTCGTTTCATTTGGATGGCTCCTTTCCTTTATAACTGAGTATATAGTAATAGGTTTCAAAGTATAAATAGGTTACCACGTAACCAATGTTATTAAAAAATAGATAAGTATATATTCATTGATTACTATGTATCTTTGATGGTAAAAAGACAAGTGAAGTTTAAACCCGAAAATCTTGATAGATTGGGCAACACTGGAGTAACTAAATATACTCTTGATGATGCCCTCGAAATGCTGCTAAATCAAGAGGATGATATTAACAGCATATTAATGTTTGATGAAGAACCGCACACAGAGAAGCTAAAAGCTTTAAAAAAGAAGTGGGGAAAAACGTTTTAACATCTCTTTTTTCAATTTTCTTTTAAATCAAAACATCCATATTTTTTTAAGAGATTATAATTTTCAGGTGAAAAATATGGATGCAATACCAGTACTAAGTATACTTTCCGTCATTTTTATGACCGTATCGGCTGCACTTGCTATCAAACTCAGAGATCTAAAACCGCAGCTCACGCAAGCAAAACTTGTTATTGAAATGTTTTCAGAATATGGAGCAGAAGGATTAAAACTGCTTTCTAATTTATTGGATGTTCTGGACGCGCTAACAAAAGCCGTAGAAGACGGCGAGATTTCAAACGATGAAGCGACTATCATCTTGCAGAAAGGAAAGCCATTAATTGAACAAGGAAAGGAGATCCTGAATAATCCAGTATTTGAAAAACTCGGAAAACTTGCGATGGAGTACAAATAATGTTAATGTACCTCATCAGGAGGTTGAAACACTACTTCCTGTTATCGATAAAATGAGGCCAGCTCATGGCTATTATTATTGATGATACCACAATTTCAATTATGTGGAATGTGGTTACTGGTATCGGAACAGCAATAACTATTATAGTAGGTTATCTTTATAAAAAAGGTTATATAGACATATGGCTTTCTAAACTTTTTACTCCATCAGAGGTGATTACAGCAGTAAAAAAACAGAACGGAAACGCGCTAACGAAACTTAATATGTCAGACGACATCGTAAAATATCTTAAAGTGCTTGCCCCTGGGCACGACGGCACAATCGACGAAGAAAAAGCTATTGAATGCCTGCATGATTGTATCAGATGGAATAATCGAATCATAAATAAAATTAAGAAGGATTAAATTGTTCGGCTCTTTTGATATGCATTTATTTAATATGTGAAAATATATATACAATGTAAAATAATTCATATTAAAGGAGCCATCCACATGCATATAAAATTGATCAGTTCGAAAGATGAAATCAACAGCTTAAAGAAAAACGAAACGTTCGTTCATATCGCGTTCAGACCATCCAACGTTGACATATTCTGTATTCTCGCAGCCTGCCCTAAAATAGAAGCTATCCAGATTCCTAAATCCTATTTCTGCAAGGTTTCAACATCAATTAAGTTATTCCTGGAACATCAAAAAATTCAGCTTCTTGAAGGGGATGTATGGGGCCATCGAAAAGATATTCAGGAGTATTACACGTTCCCACAACACGTAATTGACAGGATAACAGAACTGAAACACGACGGGAAAACACATGGGGAAATTGTAGATGACATGATGACCAGGTATCATTTCAAGCAGGGGCTCGCGTCATATGTTGTTAATGCTGTGAAGGTCGATAAAGTATGACTGATGAAATCTCACAAATAGAATATACAAAAGAAGAATCGAATATCAATTCACATACAAGGATATGTATTAACGTAAAAGGTAATAATTTAGACGAGTGCAGGAAACACTTTGATGAAATTAGAATCAGCAATACTGTATCTAAAAAATAAATTAATTTACTTATTTTATTCTTTTTTTAAAACTGCTCATATATTTATACAGTGTTGTATATATTATTGTATATGTGCCCCCCTCAAACTCTTTCTGAAATCCACAAAATCAACCACGATAAAGTTAAATTTTTAGATTTGAATTTAAGAGTTCTTCCTGAAAAACGATACAAAACCCCCATACAGGTGTTGAAAGACCATCTTGTGTTTCATCAGGCAGAAGGGCACACACGCGAAATAAGAGAATACGAGGCTGCTATAGAAGTACTTTCCATAGCATTTGATTGAGGGGAAAATGTGTGTCTGTGGGAAGTGCGGGCATTTCACTCCAGAGGATGATTTAGGGCATTTATACGGGTCGTGTGAGGTTAAAAACGGGCGGCATGTTGCGTTTTATGCCCGTTGTGATTTGGATAAATGGATTAAAAAAGAGTAATCTGTTTTGTAGTTCCAGGCACATTCCAGCCATTCAGCATAAATATACTTTCTGCAATCTCTTCTTTTGTGATGCTGCCTCTTTGGTATCTTATGATTATCCAGGGATGTTCTGCCAAGTATTTTAATACCTCCCCATGACATGGAGCCGGAACACACCAGCAGGCTAACGTTTTGTATTCAAGTGAGTGAATATCGTTCAGGAGTTCCGGTTTATCAAGAACATAAAAAACATAATTCCAAATTACTTTTAATCTGTCTTTTTCGGAGTCCATTTTGTAGGGATTCCCCCATTTTGAACGTCTATCAATTAAGACGATGTTGGGGGCGGTTGGTGTTTCTTTCCCGTGGAGGTTTATTATTTCCATATTTAACCCTCTTTACTCTCCGTTCATTTAGTCCACATCTCCTTTAATTTCTTAAGCTCCCCAGTTTCCGGTTCTGCACCATAAATACACTTTTTCACGTCTATATACAATTCAAGAGCTTTCCTGAGAGCTGAATTATAAGTGTCCTTTGCGGTCCCCGTTTCTCCTATCAGCTCCCATACATCATCATCAATGCGAATAGGTTTTGTTTTTGACATGGGATATACAACGTTGCACACGTATATAAACCTTGTTACGAGTGCTTACAACGTAACATATATATATGATAACTGCGTATAGGAGTATTGTAAGATCACAAGACAAAAACATACACAAAACAAAAGAATGGAGCCACAAATGATAAACTACAAACAGAAGCATGTAATAAGACATCATTTTAAGAGACTTTAAGATAATAATACCCCGGCCACCTCCTCCGGGGTTCATAATGCCATTAATGGTTTATCTGTCTGCGCGTTAACCGGCCAGATAAGCAGGTTCGATTCCTGCAAATGGCTTTCGGGTACACCCGGACAATTAAATAAAAATTAACAAACGTTTGGAGCTGTTTGAAAAAACCGTGACATAAACAATCAAACTCTTGTTACGAACAATCATAGCAAAATCGGACCATAAGAATCGGAATAACCCTTAAACCCTCTTGTTCTAAGCCTGCAAGAGGGTCAAAATGTCCATGTATTATAATAACACAATCGGGTTAAATTCCCGGCATGGGCTTAAAATTATCTTTTCTTAATTTTAAAAGTTTGGAGCCTAAATTATGAACCAAGATCTTTTTCAAAATGAATTACTGAAAGTACTGCAATCTATAGCTGAATCGCTCAAGACCACCGCAGGGAAACCCCCCGTAAACATGCAGATCGTGAGTCCAGTAGGGGTAGACATTGAAACCACGGGGGAAGAACAGTGAACGCGGAAACTAGGAATACTCTTTGTGATGAGTGCAAGGAGGATTGTATATGAGCCCTGAAAAGCTGCTAGCACAAATGTCAGGACTGTATCAGAATTTTAAAGTGAACCCATCCAGGATTACCGGGACATTCAAGTTAACTGATCAGTACGGGCTCAACGTCGATGGGACAAAAAAAAGTGATGAATGGACTGTTTTTAATGCTGAAACCGGGGACTTCTTATCATTTGGAGATGTACCAGAAAGCATTTTAAAGCTTGTTAAGCCGTTTAAAGATGATTGGGACAAGCTAAACTGTGGGACTGTTAAAGATCCTCTTGATAATCTGAAAGCAGGGGGATTTGAGATCGAGGGAGAAGCCCAGGAAAGCACCTCGAAAGTTCACCCTATAGAAACCCCTGCCGAAGTTGAGAACGTTGAACCTGTGCAGGCAGACGACGCCGCAGATAAAGCGAAAGCCGAGAGAGAAGAAAACTTACGGAAACTTGCAGAATATGAAAGACAGACAGCTATCCTACTATTTCAGGCACTCTTAAAGAAAGCGATAGAGGTAAAAGAGAAAGCCCTCTATCCTGAAAACCCCCTTTTTGAATTGCCCCTGGATGCAAAGGGCGAAGAAATCACACAGAAAGAACAGGCCGTTTTGAAGTGCGTACTTACGCAGTTTAATAAAATATTTGAGGTGGAATAAATGCCCCACAAATACAAAGGCGTGGAATGGACTGAAGCCCCCGGACATCCCACTTTGAGATATACCGAACAAGGAGATGAACTGATATTAGAATATCATAAATCACACGTTCACACCACATGGGTCCGTGTGGAGAGAGTCGCAGCACTTAGGAAAATTCCAGATGGGAAATCATCAAAACCAAACAAAGAAGCAATCAAGCGCGGGTTAAAAGGACTTATGCCTGCACCACACACACAGAATAAAAAATGTGGAGTGTCTTTGTTTGTAAGGCTGGTAGCTGACGGGGAAATTACTAGGAGTGGATGTTAATGTCCTGTATATACTCCCCAAAAAACAAAAAGTCAACAATTACATGCAGGAGTTATGATCCTAAAAGCCGGATGTGCACTCAAAATGTTTCAAACCCTGGATATTGCGGCATATATAAATTTATTTTGGCGAGGTGTTGTAAAAATGTCGCATGATGGCAAATACTCCAAAAATATTATAACATGTGATCCAAAAATCCGAGGCACTGCTATATGCCATTTAGAGGCGAAATGTGGGACTTGTAAACACGCCCTGAAGTATGAGATCGATAACTTCTTAAATTCAATTGCTGAGGCTGTCGGGGCTTATGTGGATGCATCCCCAGCGCAAATAGAAAAGTTGTCACTGTCATTACAAAAGTATAGGACTCCTGTTTGTATTTGTTCCCCCCCTCCTATGAAAGATCCAGGGACAGGGAAAGATATCGTCACTCTTGAAGAGGTCGCTTGCCCTAGAAAAGAATGTGCTGATGAAATTAAGATAAATGGTATTTGTCATTGTCATGTTTTCAAGGCAAAAGTCCCTCTATTTTGTGAGGGGCTTATTAAGAGAACAGATGAGCAAACCGACAAAATGAAGGGTGATTAATTGCCGCGTATAGATTACGGGCAAGCTCCCCCCATAAAACCCGATTTCAAAAACACAAGGGTTGTCCGGTATGGCAGAAGTCCTAAACAGTGTACTGAAACGAAGTATATAGATAATCGGTATTTGAATTCTCCGAATGGTGGATATAAGGGTTTCTCATTGGTTGGATTTAACCCAACAACTGGACAATGGAGAATATTAAAGGGGTGGGAGTTTTGGTGATGCATCCTAAAAAATCGGGTCGCCAACCGCTCACAGCCGACCACTACGAAGCAGAAATTCGAGCACTCTATCCAGCCGTGCAGCTCCTAAAAGCTTATTGCGAAGCGAATCCCGAAGACACTGAGAGCCTGAAAGAACTTGAAAAGAAAAAAGATAAATTACGGTATAACCGGGATAAGTGGGCAGAACGAAAAGACAAAATTGTTTATGTTGCGAATAACGAAGGGCTCCCAAATTCCGAAAAAGAATTAGGATGCAAGACTGAACCAATGAAACCATATCACGCCAAGAAGTGGCCGTATAAGCAGGCAGGAGATTATCAGGCATATGTTGAGGGAGTCGGGTGGTATTATGTATGCAGGGAAAGGAAAACATTAGAAGACCTATACGGGACATTGATGGACCGTGACCATTGGAAAAACCTATGTGAAGAGTTTGAAAGGTTCAAAGAAGATCCTCGATTCAAGACATGGGGGATATTCAGATTTGATTTAGAATGCACTGAAAAAGAGTTCTATAAATACCTTCCTCATTGGCCAAAAACATGTAAGTTTTGTGAAGTGAAAAGGCAAAAGATGGATTCGGGTGAATATTTTTGCCCAAGGTCATTAAACATTTTAGAGTATGATCCTGGACCTGATTTTAAATGCCATGCTGGATTTAATGAGAGGGAACGTGATGAAACGACACTAAAGTCCATACGAACAATGAAGGAAAAGAGAATCAGACAATGTTTTGAGATGGGGATGCAAGTGGTCTGGAGAGGGAGCAGAGAAGCCGCATATGAAGCGTATAGACCTGGGATAGAGGAATGGTTGAAACTGAATTATGTTAAGCTCCTGAAGCTCGACGAGGCTCCATATAATGACCGTGTTGCCCTTGAAAACAAGATTGCTGAGTGCGAGGTTGTCCTGTTTACGTTGAAGTTTTCGCTTGAGCAAATTAAAAATAATCTTGAAGAGGTTGAAGCATGACAATCAGGGAGAAGTGCTCAAATTGTTCTGAATGGATAGAGAAAACCTGCAAAGGGTGTCACATTTTTGAGAATACCTGTGATTGTGAACAGTGCTGTATAGATGAGGATGAGAAAGCGAGTCAACTACTCCACGCTAAAGCTTCAAGCTTCCTTCCTTATGATCCGTGAATAATTATTTTTTTACTTTTTTACTTCAAACCACAACTCAATAGCCTCTTTGACCCTCTCTCTAACCTCTTCAAGAGTCTGCCCCTGAGTATGGCAGCCGGGCAACTCAGGAACATCAGCGAGAAATATTCCATCCACGTCCTGTTCAATTATTATTTTATTGTTTAAATACATAAAAATGCAAAAACAGACTTTTCGAGTTTCATGTTTTCCTGATATTTCGCATACGTTAACGGTGTTAAACATGGCACATGAGATATTAATATTTACATATGGAAAATATTTATTCATCGAGATTATTAAAAAAGTTTATATATTCGGAAGTTATGATGATATATATTCAATCGAATGCCCCCCATTCCATTGAAGAAGTGTGTAACTCCTGTGTTAATTCTAAAAACGGCCAGTTGTCTTCTGAAAAAACACCCACATAAAAACGAGTCAGATAAGAGAGTGCTTGGTAAGTTTGGAGCCATCCTCAGAAACCAAGCACTTTCGCCTCCTATTCTACAAGTGCGCTAACACTTGCAATACTCTTTTCTGCGTCTCTAACATATATATGTTTCGTAAGTTAATAATATAGTACGGAACTAACATAACTATTCTGTTGAGTTTTATAAAAATCATACTGCTTTTGATTATTAAAAATCGGGCTGTATATATTGTTATATTTATTTTGTTGGTCGAATTTTGAGAGGTATTGAATTAATAGATCATTCTCGGTGAGGTATTCTTCGATTTGTGTAATGGTGGATGTGCCTGTATGTAAAAGAGATGATTGAATCATACAGGATCACTCTCGGAATAATAAATAATCGTAATATCCTTCCCGGCATGCTCTTTCCCAACAGATGATAAATTGCCCTTCTCCCCAACGGCACAAGTAAAAACGCAATCATCCGGTGTGATGTCAACAGTTGAGAGACATACTCTTTTTCCAAGAATTACAGTTACGCTTTTCCCTGCAAGTCCAGGAAGCCACATAGCAGGATAGCCTCTTTGAGTTACTTTTGAGTATTCTGATCTGTGGTGTGCGGAGAGGTCAAAATAAAAAGGGAGGATGTTAGGGTATTTTTGGGTTTTTGAGGGTCTGCCTGCCATTTTATTAAGCTCCTTGGATGTGGAGGGCTCTTGCCTTTCCTGCAATCTGAAGCTGTGTTTTGTAGTGAGCATTCTCTTCCCCTTCGGTATACAGAAACTTGTCTGTGAAATAATCAACTTGTTCAGAAAGAAATTCAGATATATCCTGCCCGTTAAAACTGTTAATTTTGTTTTTCATGGTATCATTCTTGTAATTCATTTTTGTAACCTCTTACTACACGATACATAGTATTACACGGTATACTATATATAATTTACTAGAGCTTATAAAGAACTCCCTGTTTTCTGAGTCTGTTGTTATGGGGGAGGGTTGTTATTTTGGATGGGATTAGATTAATTTTTTAGATTGTAGGAAAGTTTATATACTTAGATGGGATACTTAGTAGTATATGAGCGAAACAATGACAATCTTAACAACCCCTCCTAAAATCGAGATGTGTACATGTAATAGATGCGGGTGGCAGTGGTTCCCGAAATCCCCCACTAAGCCGCGAACATGCGCAAACCAGCGATGTAGGAGCCCTTATTGGGATACTCCTAGAACACGGAAGACAAAAAAAATAAACGATGAAAACTGAAGTATAAGGAGTGTTTAATATGTCAAAAAAGTTTGGAGCCACACCAGATAGTGAATACTCTTTTTCAGATACTTCTTATTTAGCTATCCCTCACGCTTTGATGAAATACAATAGTACAATGTTGTACAATTCCTATCTAATTTTAGAGGGGCAGCTTTCGCAAATAGATTGTACCGTCGATCCTCTGATGTATGAAGAGATTGAAAGACTAACTCAGGCCGTTTTTGATTGTTGGGTCTCGCTTGGGTATCGAGAAGGTGAAGCGGATGGAGTTAGAGTTTAATCGCTGCAAAAAGTATGATGCTGAGCTTAAAGCATGGGCTAACTTTATTCCTGAATTAAAAGAGATACTTGCATTTGATCCACATACATATGATAAAGGAGTACAGGCTTGTTTAGAGTTAAAAGTAAACACGTTAGGCAAATTAAATAATATTATTAAAACTGATACAAACAACGCCCCGCAAATAGAATATGGGTTTTCGACAGAATCAATACTTGAAATAATGAATTATTATGGGGGAAAAGGATGGGGTGGGTATAAAGAATCGTATGGAGAAGTTGAAGAAAACGAACCCCAGCGGATTAGAAGAGAAAAAGTATTTTCAAAAATAATAAAAGATGGTAGAGCCGAATCTGAAAAGGAAAGGTCTTATATTAACAATATCGTCCGTGAATGGAATAAATACGATGCCCCAAAAGCCGAAAAAGGCGAGTATGATATTAGAAATTCAGGGATATTTAGAACCGCAGAAACAATGAATGAAACCACCGGAGAAATACAGCACGTCCAAAAGGAAGTATGTAGGACACCGTTTGTACTATGCGGAGTAAGTGTGCCCCATTTCAATGAAGAAAATGTATTTTACAAAATAAGATACCCGTATGTGGATGGTGTAATAAAAGAATTTTGGGCGAGTCAAAGCACCCTCCTTTCAAGGAAAGAGCTTAAAACTCTGTTCCTCTCCAAAGGTATAAACTGCCCTGAAAACGCGCTCCTGATGGAAACCCTAGAGTATATCAGCAGGAGTATAGGGGAATTCAGCCAACAGTATAAAAAAGAATTTTCAGCAAAAAGAAACGGCTGGACTGATGACCGTTCTTGTTTTGTGTTGGGGGATAGAAGTATAAATTCAAGAGGGATATCCCCGATTTTATCTGTAGGTGATGGGAAGGGATTTCCTGAACTTGAGAAAAAAGGGACAATTAAAGGGTGGGTGGATGGAGTAAGTTTTCTTTTAGATTATGATGTTATCCGCTTCAAGTGTTATGACGCAATGACAGCGCCCTTAAATTCAGTACTTGGTGTTGAATCACACGTAACCGACCACTATGGGAACACATCACAGGGAAAAACGTTTTCCGCGTGGGTAGCTCTTTCAATGGTAGGGGATGCCGAAGGGCTAACAATCGGGGCAAAAAGTACAGCTAAAGGAATTTTAGTTCATGTACGGGACTTCTCAGACCTCCCGATTTTGATAGATGAAAGCTCAGATGCGGGCGATCACCTTTCGGATTTAGTTTACCCTCTGACAAGCAACAAGGGGCGAGTTAAAAGCACTGTAGACGGGCAGAGGGACGGCGGCGAAGAATACCACACTACTACAATGTTCACCGGCGAGAAGCCTATAAGGGATTGCTTACAGAACTCCGGGCAACAGTATAGAGTTAATGAGTTAGATGATACCCTCCCCGACCTCTTGACAAAAGAAATAAACAGAGTTAAGCGGGCGATTAGAGATAATCACGGGCACATAATAGAAATGTATATTCAAGAAGTATTCAAGCGGATGGAGGACGGAACTTTACAAAATCTTTATGATGAGTGTTTTGATAAACTTCCAGATAATACTTCTAACATCGAGGGGCGTTCCCGCTCTATATTTGCATGTATTATGGTGGCAGGTGAAATATTAGAATCCATTTTTCTGAAAATCGGGTTGCCAGCAAAGGACCCTGCCGAGATTGTAAACAAATATTTTGAGAAATGTATTTTAGATAAACCGGTTGAGCTTGAATATATCCGCGCGCTCAGGGTTGTTCTCGATTGGGTACAGTCTGAGTACGGGAGATTTGGAGAAGTCGAAACTATGGAAATCCCCTTGAAATCTGATGATGAGGGTAATTTAAGTGACTTTGGCAGCAAACCAAAAACGAATGAATGTATAAAACAGTTTGATAAAAACAAGAGATATGGATTTGTAGAGCCCGCGTTTATTGATATTTTCGGTTCAGAGTTCTCCAAAAAGATGAAGGACGAAGGTTTTTCCCCTATGAAAATAAAAGAAGATTGGTGGAAACAGGGTATTACAGTATCAAATGATGATAAACGCCCTGGTACTTTTAGGACATCTCGAAAGGGACATGGACCTTATGCAGGTATTCGGATTAACCGCGCAATTGCTACAGAGCTTGCAGGATATAACGAGGATATTCCATTGCCTAAAGACAATAGAGAGGCTGACCAGTACACTAAAATTAAACTTATAATGGAAACCATACAGCTTCTTACAAAAGTGCAGGGTGAGGCTGACATCCAGCTTATACGGCAGATCCTTAATTATGCTGAACTTGATGAATTATTAACTATATTGTCAAAAACCGGTAAAATATTAACAACTTCTAAAACTACTTTCAAATCTATTTATTAAATAAACAAAAACAAACACGAAATAAACAAGTAACAAACATAAAATAAACAATTCTAAAAACGATTAATAAACATCAATAGACACTATTCATATAATAAAACAAACAAAACAAACAAAACGGTAATAACATACACGTGTACAAAATAAATTATGTTAATTCCTATATATGGAAATTATATGTTCTCCGTAATTTGTTTGTTTTGTTTGTTTTTAACTTCTTAAACGGTTATAGATACCGTTTATCATGTTGTTTATTGTGTGTTTTCTTGTTTATTTTTGGTTGTTTTTTGTTTATTTGAGTAAAACAAACAAAAAGTTTGGAGCCACTATGACAAACACAACACAACACAAACAATCCTATCTTTTCTCTCAAGAATCTCGGCTAAGTGTTCCTGCACTTGTCTACTTCGGTAATGCTGAAGGCCCTCTTAATGACGAGGTGGACGCATGATACTAACTGACTCAGTGTCCTCAATCATGCAAGCAACCCCATCAGACTATCTAGTACATTTTGAAGATATCCCTCTTGTATATGGAATTGAATGGACTGAGCGAGCTATTAAGAGGGTTACAGTATGAAAGTGCGAAGAAAAGTACATTCCTCTCAATTTCCTGAATTACCAATGACCGCATCAAAATCTGGATTTATTTATACTGTGATTCATGGAGCAGGTGCATGTGATTTACCGGTTTCGTATTCTGAGAAAGAGTTTAAGATGTTATTTGAAGTTGTGGAAGGCGATAACATTATAAAATACTAATAACATTATATTATAACAGGACATTAAAGGACAATCAGGACACCGCTAAATAATGGCAGCCGTTAACAAAATAGTCAAGTATAACCTTGAAGAAAAAGCCCGAATCCTCAATGAACGGGGTACTTCATTACGGGACATTGCGGACATTCTCTCTCATGAATCGAAACAGGATATAAATAAAAACTCAGTGTACAACTTTTTAAAGAGTGATACCAAATACACTGCTGAAATTATCGAGAAAAAAACAGCTCTCAAGGTAGCAGTCGCAGAAGCCGAGATTTCTACAATTGAGGATAGAAAAAAGGTTATCAGAGGGCTCTTAGCTATCGCGGAGAGTTCGGAGTTTGATAGAGACAGGGTAGCAGCTTATAAGGTTGCTACAGAGGCTCTGGACAGCCTCGATAAGCGTCTTGGTAAGCTATCCGGTGTATCCGGTGTGACAATCAATAATATCAACGCCGTTAAGCTCGCCGACATTCCAACCGAACAATTATTGAGGATGGCTAATGTTACCGGGAAGTGAAGAGTTCTCTCAGGCTGAAATAGGGCAGGAGCTCTTAAGACGCAGGCTGGCAACTGACAAATTATTAAATTTTACTACTTTTACAAAACCGGATTATCAGGTAAACTGGCATCATGAACTAATGTTCAAAAAATTAGATGAGTTTATCTCAGGTAAAATAAAACGGCTTATTATTTCCTGTCCTCCTAGAAATGGAAAATCTGAGATTGTTAGTCGGAGGCTTCCTGCTTATTTATTCGGGAAAATCCCAACCTGTCAAATTATAGCATGTTCCTATTCTGCAGATCTGGCTCAACGAATGAATAGAGATGTACAGAGGATTATTGACAGTCCAGAATATCACACACTCTTTCCTGACGTTGGTCTTAATGCATCGAATGTAAGGACTACAGCGCAGGGCAGTTTCTTACGAAACTCTGATATTTTTGAAATAGTCGGTTCCTCTGGTGTCTATCGTTCTTCAGGGATAGGCGGTGGTATTACAGGTATGGGTTTTAATTTCGGCTTGATAGATGACTACTGTAAAAACCGAGAAGAAGCCGAAAGCTCTACAGTTAGAGATAAGGTTTATGAGTGGTACACAGACGTATTTTTAACACGAGCTGAAAAAGATGCTTCTATCCTGATAACCGCTACACGTTGGCACGAGGACGACTTAATAGGCAGACTGCTTAAACTCGCTGCCGAATCTCAGGACGCTGACCAATGGGATATAATCACCCTCCCGGCATTATCTGAAGAAACCAGGCCAGATTATGACCAGAGGACCGGGGAAGATCAACCGTTATGGCCGGATAAATACCCAATTGAAGCACTTAATAAGATTAAAGCAACTGTTCCTATTTACACATGGTTATCCCTGTATCAACAAAGACCAAGCGCAGCAGACGGCAACCTATTCAAAAGAGAACATTTTAAATATTGTACTCAATCAGGATCTTTAATTGACATGGGCGATAAAAAAGTATTACTTAATCAATGTAAAATATTTCAAACATGTGATCCTGCAGCCTCTACAAAAACAACAGCCGATTATTTTGTATTAGGTACGTGGGCACAAACTCCACAAAATGATTTAATCCTGCTTGATATTCTCAGAACTCGCTTAGAAGGCCCTGATCAAGTTAATCTTTTCAAGCAACAATATCTGAAATGGAAACCTGCTTTTCAAGGTATTGAAAGTGCAGGACTCGGAAAAACTATCTATCAGATGCTTGTTCGGGAAGGGCTCCCAATCAGAGAGCTAAAAGCGGACACTGATAAATTCACACGGGCATTGCCAGCAGCCGCCAGGATGGAAGCAGGGGCTATTTATTTCATGAGTGGAACTCAATGGTTACATACATTTGAGGAAGAGCTTTTAAGTTTTCCGAATGGCGCACACGACGACCAAGTTGATGTTTTATCTTATGCGGTTTCTGTGTTAATAAGTTCCCAATGTGCACCAAATTATGAAACGTCTTTTGCAGGGTCCAGCTTCTCAAGTGGAGGAATGAGAGTATGATAAACAAAAAAACATGTAATGATAATACAAAAACAATTATAATTAATGAATACGGTGATATATCTGATAACATATGGTCGACTCCAGACCAGTCCCCCGTAGACGACCTTATAGACTTAAGGAACTTTTTTAAATATCATACTCCAGAGGACGATGAATAAATAATCATAAGTAAGGGGGCACGAGGGTTTAATTTTTTCAATTTTCCTTTAAATCCATTCTTCCCTATTTTCATTTATATGCCCCCTTCTAAAAAATTAATCTCTGCAACTCCCTCCACCGATGTGCAAGCCTCCCAAGTGGGGGCCGGAGTTGCTGAAGTATACGAAGATCATTATATTTCTCATCAAAATTTACTCAAGTGGATAAGGGAAACTAAACACAAATTACCTATAGCATCCCCTCTAATCCGCAGAGAGGCTTTTTTAGCAGATCCTCTTTTGAAGGGAACCATTTATCCTTACTTGAAAAATACTCTCTTAAAGAGCTTTACAATCGCCACTAAAGATAATAAATTATATTCCGCAGCTATCGAGGAAATCACTGACCACATTGAAAACATAAGACTAATGCAAGTATTTCGTGAGGACTTCATAAACTATGGATTTTTGGACGGTCATTCATACCGCAGGATGGACCCGGATCAGCAGGGTAACATAGCACGATTAGAAAAGATAGAACCATCTTCAATGACTACCTACACGGACCCCTGGGACTCTTCGATTATCGCATATCATCAGAGAGCCTTAATTAATTCTTCCTGGTCCCAAATGGGAACGACTACAGAAGTGGATTCCTGGTTTATTCCATTCCAAAACGATATAAAAGACATTAACGCCACCTATATTCAGGATAGAGGAGCAGGCAACAACTTAAAAGTATTTGATTTGTTTGAGTCTTACAAATTAAAATACTCAATTACCAATATTAATAACCTCAGGATTGCAGCCGCCGAGCGTGTTATAGCAATGCACAATTCAGAGAGGTTGACAACTCAAAATTATTATGATGATCATTACAGTGGAGAAGCAAATAATCCGGCTCCGATTGATAGCGTTTTGTTGGCAATTTGGTTAAAACGGCTCTTGCTTGTCAACGCTCCGAATCTCATTTTTGTTATCCTGTCGCCGTTTTTACATCTTAAAATGGGCGTTCTTAGGGAAGTCACAGATTTAGCAGGAAATAAACGGCTGATCTCTTCACTTCCTCAAAAACCATCAGGTGACGCAAGTAATCCTAACTATGCTAATGAACTTGCAAACTACACGGCGTTCGAGGACTCCCTCAAAGATTCCATGAAGAACCTGCTCGACTGTCTTAAGAATGGCGGTGTGTATGCGACAGGCCCTGATCAGGATTTAAAACCGGTTGAAAGTTCCCGCAGTGCATCTTTCCAACTTATTAACGGGTTAATTACCCAACTTAATGAAGAGATTGGTCAAAACTTCGGTTTTCCGATGTCGCTTATAACGGCAACCGGTACGGAATTGGCATCATCAAGGAGTATCCTACAAATATTTAATAGTGTTCACGCAGGAGAACGAACAGAATATGAGAGTGTGGCTAACAAACTCATTAACAAAGCGTTTACCGGGAGAACCTGGACAGGTAGTTACATTG